GCCTGTGAACTCAAATTTGTCGTTGCTCATGGTCTCGCTCCTGTTATTAGTCAGACTCTTCTGTATTGGATAATAAGGCTCGGGTCCAGCCGTCTTGCTCTTCCAAGTTGCCGTCACTCATTGAAGCCATGTATATTTTGAACGTGTTGCTGCGGGCCATATTTGTTGATACCTCGGCTCAGGACCGCTTGCCAGGCATCCCATGCTGCCCCTGTATCTTTGTAAAAATAATCATTTAGGCCAGTTTTCAGTAACGCGTAACCAGATTCTTTGGCCCATTGCTCAAATTCTTCCCGCTCTATATCACTCATCATTCAACGTCACCTTCTGGAGTGAGCTCGAGGTGTTCGAGCTCAAGGTCAATTTCGGAGAAGTCCGGATCGTCCTTATTGAAAACGCGATTGATCACGTTGCTATGAGTGATTACGTTATTCATTGCCTCTACCATATCCTCTCGGTCGTAAAGCTCGCCGTTCATTGAGTCGCGCACCAGTTCTAGCAGTGTTTCAATATCATTGCTTAGCTGGCGCCGGAACCCGTTCATTGAAAATTTCATGTGCATCCCCCCGAACTGGTACTGCTCAAAATATAGTTTTCGAGTCCTGTGTTATCTACCTTATTAAGTAGCCACTTCCCGGCAAAGTGCTTGGTCAGTGGTATTTCTTTAAACGTATATGCTGGTGTATTTTCCATAATTGGCTCTCTCTCGGGGTTTAGACGGGCTTATTCACCTGCTCTCCATTTTGATGTAGCTGCGATAATGTGAATATTAGACCTGTCAACATCAGGGGTTTTGGCTTCGACTTTCCTCATTAGCTCAGGCGACCTAGTCAGAGCAGGGAAAAGCGGTATTACCTGTTCTTCTAGGTTTTGGCGTTTTAGCGCAGTACGTACCAGTTGAGTACTGCGCCTTATTCTTCTACACGCTTGAGAAAACAACAGACCTTGGTCGGCGGATTCGCGTAAATTATTGATCTCTTTTTGTGTTATTACGTAAATTTGCTTCATCGGTCCTCTCATATAATTCAGCCGCCACTCTTTTTGATTGCAGCGCGCTCAAGGATACGAGAGCGAATCACATCCATTACTAAGTCAAACTGGAGCTGCAGCAAGTCTTCGGCCTTCGAAACCGGCTCGACAAAACTCTCTCTGTTCTCATTTAGAGCGCTATTCAGCGCCTTTGCGATATTATCTAGCGATATTTCAGCGTCCTTAAGGGCAATGCTGTATAAATCCTCCACAGTGATCGGTCCAGCGGCTGTCTGAAAGCGGATGCGTAGCGTCACTGCGTCTTTGTACATGTTTCTCATAAGAACCTCCAAACTAGCATTTTGAAAAAATCCCGTGCTACTCCGCAGCAAGTCAGGGACTCACTGCGGGTTGTATCGACTATGGTTGAGCTTATGTATAGCACATAGCTTTGTAAAAGCTTCCCTTGCTTTTGACAGGTTTCTATACACTTCATAATAGATTTCCTCATCATCTCTTGTAAGTCTTATTAAAAGCAGGTTAATATAATTATGACTCTTCAAAGAAGCTTTCATAGTCAACTTCTTGTTTCCACTGCTGGCTACTTCTGTAAACCCTTGAGACAACGCAGCCTCGGTGTACCACCCCTCCATGGTATATCGATACTCATACGTTACTCTTGGCACATCTGTTCCTTATTGTTTTTCAGTGGATTTCAACCATTGAGAGGCAAATGCCTCACAATTCTTCAAAGAAGCCGTAAGAGGCGCTTCTTCATCAAATACTCTGACTAACTCCGTAGGCTCTCCCATTTCATCGAGATGGTCTCTCATCTGCAGGTAGAACGCAACGTGACCCCGTCTGTCGTATTCCATTTCAACTCTTATATTATTCTTTTCAAAGAATTCTTTACAATCTGTTGCTATCTGTCTTTTACGCCGAGAACCATTTGGTCTTACCCATTCAGTCACTTCTAGCATTGGCCCGTTCCCCCTAGAAAAAATGCCCTCCACGAAGGAGGGCGCAAGGTTACTTACTAAAGATCTGTATTATAAAAAACACTCGAAGGTTCTTTTTGGTCAGCCCCTCTACCGTTTTGGATGTTGCTGACGATAGTTATTAAGGCTTCCTGCTCCGCCACCGTCAGGTAGTCTGCAATGTCTTCTAAGGACAGTATAACAACATCTTTAGCTGTCATCGGATTCCCTCTTCAATAGATGGATCGTTTCTTGCATTTGTTTTAGATCCGCCTCCAGCCTCGCTATCAAAGCTTTGCGACTGAAGGCACTTGGAACTTTTCCGGCGAGGGTACGCCTCTCTTCTCAAGCGCGGCATTCACGGAGGCCGCTTCGTCAGTCTGCTTGTCCGCTTGAGCTTTCTCAAGCTCACTTATCAGAAGAGTATCGACTCTCTGAAAGGCCCACCGATAATTGTACGGTCCTGTCGCCTGGCTCTTCTCGTGGATAGCGTCGACTCTGACAATCCCAAGACCGCCTCCAGACTTGACCAGCACAATATCTTTTACAGCAATCTGCTCCGCTAACGACACAGGACACAAAAAAGTGTACTCCTTCGTGTTGTTTGAGTAGTGCGCGGAAATCGTTGTGTATTCAATCATAATAGCCCACTCTTAGTTAATCCGAACATCTTCTCTTCTGAGCAACAGTATCGGGTCGCCCTCTTTTGTGGAGATCACGATGACCTTGCGACTCTTCGACGCAGTTACCTGCGCTCGCTTGCTGGGCAAGAATTCGTGCTCTACTAAACGGGCAATAATTCGTACATCAGAATCAGCATCCCTTATCTCCAGGCTGCCAAGGCTGTGAAGGCTCTGCAAAGATATCGCTTGGGCATAATACATCAAGGGTCATTTCCTCTATACGTACATTTCGGGAGTCAGCGGCGAGAAACATTTCATAGGCTTTGGTGCCCTTATGCTCTTCCGCATGCTTTTTGTAATTATCAGCTCCGTGATATACCACTCCTAAGTCCCTGGCTTGCTTTCGAACCATTATATCAAGAGTGTCTTTGGTAGATGCCCTCCCAAAGATCTCATGGTAATTTGCCATAGATTCGTACTCTTTTTTGTTTTTAGGGGTTCTCATTTGCGTTAAAAAGCCCCCGACACTTGATTAAGTGTTGGGGGCAGTATGAGACAACTCGGGCCATGGTTGTCTTCTTCTACGTGAATAGGCATTACACCTGCTTCACGCAGAAGTGGTTACCTACTCTTTTTCAGCGGCTTCTTTAGCAGCCTTCAGCTTTGCACGGTGCCTTGCCAGCCCTTCCATAGCAGCCGGTGAAGGTGTATGCTTAGGCTTGCCAGCATCGTATGCCTCTTCGACAGCGGAAGCATTATCTGCAACCCACTCAGCGGCATCTCGGTTTTTCTCGCCCATCAGCTCGACGAGGGACTCTTTGACAGCTGCGGCTTTCTCTTCTGAGTCAAGCCTCTTCTGGTCAGGCCACTTAAATGTCTTAGCGACAGCTTCGGCATTCTCTACCAGAAAAGCAAACTTAGGCTCGCCTTGGTGAGCTTCAACGACGGCTTCCAGAGCTTTACGCAGCTTGTTGCGCTCTACTTTGGTGACGCGACGGACAGTACCGATCCCGAAGCATTCGGAAATGTCACTCTTATTTTCCAGCAGCCATTGGGACAATTCTTCATTCCCTTGAGTGGCGGTCATTAACGCGGCTCTGATCTCAGGCGCACGTTGATGATCCAGGGCCTCTGACTTGGTGTTGAAAACTGTTCCATCGGCGGCTTGGTAAACTTGCTTAAGTGCTGACATTTTATATCCTTCGATTTTGATTAGTGAACCCGATTTCCGTGACCATCACGGTTGATCTTATGGGTTAATTTAACGGGCTTGCAGCCCATGCTACACAAGGAGAGGCGGCGCCTCTCCTTCAATTCGTCAGCCCCTCTCCGTAGGGGCAGGTGTCCTTGACGTTTCACAGGGCGCACTGCAGAAAAATACCTCCAGTTCGCGCCTGTGGTGCCCTCCGGCGGAGTTTTTCCCGCTGCCGGTACTTCCCCCATGCCCGCTCGAAGACACCCCTCTCGTGCTCGACAGGCGCTTCTTCGGCGCGTTGCAGGTTTTTGGCGGGTTATCTGAACAACATACTGGACAAGGTAATACAGAATCCTGTCTAATCTCTTCGATATCCACTTTTCCTTTGTTGACATTATAGCTAATTATTGGGTTTTGACTGCCTAAAAGACAGCTCTTGCACACCCAGATTTGTCGTAACTTTTGCCCAGGGATTTCTAAGTGCATACCTTGCACGCACTTAGATTGTCTACAAAGTTTGCAGTACCTCTGGTACATTTTTATTACTCCATCAAGTTTTTTATTAACTGGTTTTCCACAACCTTTGTATATCTAAAGTCAGAACAATTGCGACGCCACCCCCAGTTCCCCGAGGTGAAGTCGCCTGACTTCGGTTGATAGAAGCGCGGACGGTGGTACTTACTACAGATCAGGTCCAGGCCATTGTTACGCAGACCCGCAAATACACAGTCTTCGCAGTTCCTTGCGATTGTCTTTCGCGTACCCTCGTCAAAGACTTCCTTTATGTACAATAACTTTCTTATCGACTCTTCCGCCTTTTTCTGTAACGTCATGCGCTGAAGGTGTTCGCAATCAGCACAAAACTCATCAAAAGAAATCAGCTCAACCGAGTCCCCGCAATTCTCGCATATAGCCATTACGGTCTCGACTTTATTTCAAGCTGTCCTTGGACTAATCTCATTTCCCCTCTTTGCAAGACGATGCTCTGAGCAAACAAGTCAGCCAACCATGGCTTTCCTTTGCTAGCCTCCAATGCAGCATCGTTCAGAAACCACCGGATGCCTCCCAAGTCAGTCACCTCCAGCTCACCTTTGACGAATTTAGGGTCAGCATAACAAAGATAGCCGCCTACATAAGTTCTCTTCATCTTTGCGTTAACGGCAGCCTCTGACGGCGTGTCTCCGAAGCCGTAATAGCCATCAAGACGTACCACTAGGTATTTCACAGTTCAGTCTCCTTATTGTTTTTACTGGCACGGCTTCTTTCCAGGCAGTGTGAAAGAAGGCACTGCGTCCCTCTTCTTTGGAGGCTGTATGCCCTCTGGCCTGACTGTTGGGAGTGTTGCACTACTGAATGGCGCTGTTGACAGTATTGCGTTCACATGCGCCTGGTACGCTCTCTCCTCCGGCTGTATGTGACGTAACTCCGGCGCCACTTCCTTCAGAACTAACACACCCTCCGTCTTGATATTCTTCGGCGGATACGCCAGGGGCGTCAGCAACTTTTCGTACTCATGTGCCTTGCCCATGGCTTTACGGTAATTCCTCAGAACCGCCACCCATGAGCGGTACAGCCACTCATAGTTGCTCGCCGTCTCTCTGACCCAGCTCAGTTCAGGGTCTTTTTCGTAACCTCTCTTAATGGATAGTAAGATGTAACCGGTGAGACGGACTTGCTTTCCGTTTCTATCGAGAGTGTCTGTTGCGTGCTCCCACCAGATAGCGTCATTGCCTTCGTGCTTCACCCACAACGGCCCGAAGCCGTCATTCCTTCGGTGTGCCATGGATAGCAACTTAGGGTATTCCACCGCCGCTTCGATGAGATGCAAGTTGCACATCTCATCAGCGGCCTTCAGCGGGTCGCTACTGGTCCTCAAGATCATAGGTACCTCCTGAGTTTGTTTACTATTGTGAAGTTGAACCCTTCAAATCTCTCCACTGGGACGTCCTCCTCGTCCAGCACCAAGGTTGTCGGCAGAGCTCTCACCGCGGCCATACGACTGCCGCTGTTCGTTGAGATATCAAACTTTATGCCGGCAGCCTTCAGAGTTCTCTTCAACGCAACGCATGCCTTGGAACCCGGTTCAGAGTACACTTCGATTATCATAAAACCTCCTTCAGCTCTTTTAGTTTGACATTGATATCGAAGTAGATCGCTAGTTTAAGAAACACAGACAAGCTTGGCCTTGTTATCAGGCCTTCTGCCCATCTGTCGTAAGTATTCCCTGAGATTCGAGCTTCTTGCACTACTGTCACCCTACGTGTTTGGCGGAGTTTGAGTTTGATCATTTCCAGCGCCATTTCATATGTCATTTTAATTCCTTATTTGAGGTCGTCTAGATGAGTTCGTAAGTCCATGCATACTTGCCTTAGCAAGATCTCAGTATTGCATTCGCTGCGCGAGTGCATTGTGCTTTCTACGATACGCCATAGGTTTCTTTTCAACTCGTTTATCCGAGTAGCCTGCTGCTGTTTTGCCAAACAAAATACTTTAAAGTAGGCGTTCAAATGCCCATTATAGTATCCGTCCGGCTTTGTTGCCACAAAAGCTTCTTTGGGCACTTTGAAATTACCTTTCACTAACTCTTCAAATTCATGGCGGTTTGTCTCCATGATACTCTCCTTTCTCTAGTAGTTGGATTATTTCCGATTCCGTGCTCTTCTGTCTTAGCCAGTCTGCTTTATAGCCTTTCCTATCTGTTATTACGAACTCTACTTCCGCAAACTCGGGTGGTTCGTAGTCACCCGGGCCTGCTCCTGAAAACGTGTGCTGAACAAAAGGTTTCGCTTTTTCGTAACTTAATACGCAAACACCTGCGGGGATTCCAGCTATTTTTATTTCAAAATCCACCGGATAGCGTTTAGCGGGGGGCGTCCCTGTTACATAGTACTTTAAGGCATGCCTTGCCTTATTATAAGCGCCCAGGTATTTACCTCTGCGAGGGTCTCTTCTTTTGTTAGCTTCAACTAGTGCGTCCTTTGCGTCCTTTAAGCCTATCCTTAATTTATTTAAAGGAGAGTCGGGATCGCTACTGAATTTCATCAAATACTTTTCCTGGAATGTCGCTGAGGAAGGTGTGGACTGAACAGCGCTGGCGATGAAGAAAGTTAAGAGCAGGTTCAGGTAAATCGAGTGCATCGAGTATTGAGGTGCACTCTCGATACATGTCGTCGACGGCTTTGTTACCCATAGCCATCTCTTCTCGGCACCATAGCCAAAGCTCAAGCATGTCTATTGCCTTTAGCCAACACCCCTCGTCACCAGAGAGAGGCACCTCTCCACCTAGCTCTTTAAGCATCTTTTGCTCCAGAGTTTTCAGACCCTCTTTTATCTCGGGGACAAGCTTTTTGACTGGAGTGGGGATGTCCCCTGTGAACCTCTCCGGTACATCGTGCCATAATATTGCGCGGTAGAGGCGTAAAGAGGGATCGGGATGCAGTACTTCCAAAAGGCCAAGCATGTTATAAGTGTGGATACCTACGCTATACTCGCGGTGTAACTGCTTAGCGTGTCCACGCATCACTTGACCAGCTTCCCGTAACACTTTTATTTTTATTGACTCGTGCATTCTGCTACCTCTCGTGAATACTCTAAGATACACAGTGTCGTTAAAAAGCCCCTCCGTAGAGGGGCAACCGCTTAATCAAGCTTCTTTTTCCATTCTTCAAGAGCTGCAAGGTTTCTTGCCAACCCTTTAGCACCTTCCAACCCCTCACGGCTTGCTAGCTCTTTTTCAATTTCTTCAGCATGCTTTGGGTGGATTCGCGTCATTATCTGCCGATGCAGGTCAGCATTTACATCCCACCACATTTGATCACTTACAAGCTTTTTGTTAGACGTCTCGGGGCGCGGCTGTTGGACCACTATTTGCGTATAGAAGCGCAATGCCTCAATGACGACAATTTGCGCCAGCCCGCCGTACTCTGAAAACTCCATCAGGTCATGTACGAATTGAGTGTTAGTTTTCATTAGTACTCCGTAGGAAGTGGTGGGTTGGGTTTAGTTATTTTCAGCTTCTCTTGCATATTTTTAAGGTCTGTTGCATCTAGCTCCAAGTCCATCATCAGCTGTTCAAAGCAAATGGCGCCTCGATCGACATACCAAACGTGTCCTGAGAAAGTCTTATAGCATTGCGGAAATCGAGGCAAATGAGTCTGTGTCATCTTTGTCAAACCTAAATTCATCATGCTGTGGGAGGTATAGTGAAAAGTTTTCTCTATTCTTGGCACTGATCAATTCATTAAATTTGATGGCCATGATCTTCCCTTCGTACACGTCTTCCCAGTTATTGAAAACATCTTCACGAATTTTATCGCTGTAACCGGGAACATCAACAGTCACGAGACCGTCATCTGTAGAACACCGGATCGAGCCAAACAGGTGCGCATTTCTCTTCGCCTCGTCACCGGGAATCAGTTGCATCATCCGAAGATCGGCGGTGTGCTCACACTTTAGCTTAACCTGCTCCGTTGAGGTGCCGTCTTTCCAGATACCTTCGGGGTGTTTGAAAATAGTCCCCTCTCCGCCTATTCTTTGCACTTCTTCAGCATGGGCTCTGGCTTCTTCAAGACTGTTGACTACACACATTTCAATAGGCAAGATAACTGTGCAGTTAGCCGTCAAGAGAATTGAGTTGAGTCTTTTCTTACGTTCTCTGCGAGGTACTTTATAAATTCTCTCAGCAACCGCTTCCAGAGGGACGCAGTCCCATACAACATACTCAATACGACAGTAGCCTGGGAGTGTGTCCTGCCCCGATAAGAGGCTATTCAACAAGCCGTTGCCAACCTTTCTTGGGAGACATTGGCCATTTTGTGAGACTGTCAGCTCGCCTTCCAGTCTCTCTCCTCTCGGCAAGCTCTTAATATCATCGAGCAGTCGGTCCCACGCCGCACCTGTCATCTCGAATTCGAAACCTTTACGCGTCAGCAATTTAGGTCCGGCGTCTTCGGGGAGAGACAGTGACGCAAACATGCCGTCCATTTTAACTTCACTGAATACACCGCCTGAGGTCCACGGCCAGGTTTCCAGGTCATCGACATGCTTGGGCAAGGAGCAACGCATATACGCCAGGTTGGTCACCAGAGGCTTCGTGAGCCCGGCCATTTTTGCGGCCCTGTTGGCACTGATAGCACCGATACCGATCTTCAAATTCTTCCTTAGAATACGCTGCAATAGTTCACGCGAGTTGGGGGACAGTCTGCCGAACTCTAGCGTCAGGGCTTCTTTTGCAGTGTTGCCTGTCAGCCTCCTTTGAGAGAGGGCGTCCAAAATATCCCAAGTGCCCTTGTTGAACTCTCCGTCACCTCTTCCAGGACCGAACGGCGGCAGCTTAATGATGCCAAACGTTTTCAGCGGATCCAATGCGTAATGTATGACTTTCCGAAAGTCGGCATCGTCAAAACACCCGGCAAGCACTTCTGTCTTCTCTTTAGTGCTTATAAGTTCTTCCAGGTAACCGATGATGTCGAACATATCATTTGACTGCATATTAGCCCTTTAAGTTTTTGATGAGTAGAGAGGGCTGACCTTTGTCAAGAACCCATTGAACTTCCTTCCCACAGTCTACGCACTTCTTCACATTTTGCGACCGTAGTTTTATGAAGATTTCGCAGTTACAATGCTGCGGCTGCGTCACCTTCCCACGGTACAGTCTTTCCTTCAAGACTCTGAAAATCTTCACTGTTTTTATCCTTTCTGTTGTACGTCTCAGCCTCTTCAATTATTTCATCGAGCACCTCCATTCTACCCGTAGCAGGCGTGAACCTAGCGCCTGGTATGCGTCCCGTAAGTCCTGTGAAACGCGACTTCAAAACTGACATCTTTATAGAATTTCTGACGGCTTCTGAATCAGCGGTCAAGTCCCTTGCGAATGCAACGATGTCGAAGGAGACTTGTTTAATAGAACCTGAGCCACGTATATCATCAAGAGAAGGCAGACGACCTTCTTCGAAGGCCTTCTTGTCAGTCGGTGTTTTACGCAGATGCGATACAAGCCCTATCCAGACATCCGGATACCTCTTCACGAGCCGCAGCAGATCGTTCATAACCTTGTCCTGTGCTTCGTTCCCTTGCAATTTATCAACGCCTTCGGAGACGAGTATTGTAATGTGATCGATGTAGATTTTCTTACAACCGATTAAGCACATGTACTCTAGCTTATCTATTATCCCTCCGTCATTCATTGAGCCCTGGTGGTCCAGCAACTCGACACGGTCATCACCAAAAACGGCATTAAAACCTACTTTCAGCTCATCCAATGGAATTTCTTCAAGGGACGGGTTTCTTTTAAGATACATGCCTGACAGCTTCCTGGCTGTTTCTGCGGGCGATTCTTCCAACAAGACTCCGCCAATCTTCTCATTCGTATGTTGAAGATCATACAGCATTATCTCTTTCATCAAGGTCGATTTGCCGCTACCTGTCCCGGAAATGAACAGCGCTATCTCCCCACCACGCCTCCCTCTCAGTTTGTCATTCAGTCCTGAAAGACAGTCAGGGTAGGGAGATGACGGCGTGTTTTCAGAAGCTTCCAGGGCGGTCCATATCTGGTCTCTTTTGATAATGCCTGCGGGTGTATATGAGGCAGCGTCAAAGATACATTGCATTAAGGCCGCCGGCCCCATTTCTACAAGCACATCATTCGCGTCATTCTTCGGAAGCTTCGTTATACGTACTTTATCATAACCAATTACTTTTGCGGCAATTTTCTGTGCTTTGTGGCCAGCGTCATCTTCATCAAAGCAGATGAGGACTTCCTTAAAAGATCTTAACCAGCTCCTGTGCTCGACTAGCTGATCTGCCATTGCAGATGAAGAGAGGCCGACAATAGGGTAAAACTTGTTGTACCTTGAGTGAGATGCGGTAGCGACGGCCAAAGTATCGCATTCGCCTTCACAGATCACCAGACGCCGCCCGCCTCCATTGAATAAGCGTTGGCCGAAGAGTTCTTTAGAGCCTGACGGTGTCCATGAGAATTCTTTCGGTAATCTGCGTATTTTGTACTTGTCGCCATTCTCATATGGATAGTAGTGATGGTCAATGTTGCCGTCGGAATTATAAGAGACACGCACGTCGTAAAAAGCGCATATCACTTTAGGTATCGCCCTGCTTTCAAAACCTCGTATTGCGTACTCTTTGATCTCTTCCGGCGCTGCCTTTTTAATTCTGACCATCGAAGGTGATCGACTAGGTGCTTCGGCGAGACTTGGGAAATACTTCTCACAAGAAAAGCACTTAGCGCCGCCATCTGCGTATACCTGCAAAGCATCTGAAGAAGGGCAACTAGGACAGGGCCGATTTTTCTCCACTATTCTGCCCATAAGGTTACCTCAACATTTGAGAAAAAGCAGTGGCCAAGAAAGAAGCGACAGCTAGTTTAATGAAGAACAAGCCTTCATCAGGAACAGCCCCCATCAGGTCTAAATACAGCATAGCGCCTGAGTACAACGCCCCTACCATGCCGAGCACTGCAAAGATCACATACACTGTTTTCTTAAACATCAGGTGTCTCCATTCGAAGGATTGCGGCAAGACGCTGCACATGTCTATCCGTGGCTGCGTCTTTCACATTCCATGAGATTTTCTCAATCCTTCGATTATACCATCTATCACTTAGCAGCGCATTGACATGACACAGAGACCATGTTTCGATATAGCTTACATTCCCACGAGTGGCGTACTCTTCAAGACAGAAAAAATCAAAAGAGTCTTTGCCACCGTCTTTTATCAGTGCATTTATTGTATTTGACGAAGACGTATACTTCCGCCAATTTGTTTCGAGACCGCCGCTGGCACGGTAATTCTTTTTACCTATGTAAAATTTTTGGAGAATATTATCACGGATTATATAGACAAATCCTGCTTTCTTCCCCATCTGCTCAGGAAACTGCCAATGGCCGTTGTTGAACTTAGAGCTTTTTGGAACAAATCCTGCCGGAGGTGTCAGTAACATAAATGACCCTTCTAAAGTAAACCCTCCACAGCTGGCCAATTTCGGATAGTGAAATGATCATTCCAGTGTTTTTGGATGTGTATCATTTTGCCGTTAGATAACAAATACGGCGCCCAGTCGTCACCAAACTTCTCAAAATACATTGCAACGACTACTTCTTGACATTCTTCTTCGGTGGCAATACCACGGATTAGCTTATCAGCAATCTTGGGGCCTACCCTCGGCAACCCTGGAATATGGTCCGTAGGGTCTCCCGACAATAGCTGACTGTAGTAGTGCCACATTGCTTCACTGGCAGAGACAGTCTTCACCTCCTTCTTTTTGGGATTGTAATGCATGCCCTCTATACAATATAAATCCTTGTCGATAGAAATAACAGCATGAGCCACACCCGTCTTACGAGACTCTTCTGCCCATATCCGTATCAAATCATCGGCCTCCTTATCCGTAGCGTATACTGCAAGCTGCTGCTCCACAGCCCTCCTGCGAACCAGTTCTACGAAAGGATTGTGGATTCTCCACTTGCCTCTGTTCTTTTTATACTCAGAGTAGATGTCATCACGATATGATTTGCCATCCTTCACAGCCATCAGGTGTTCTGTGCAAAACAATGCGTCAAGAGACTCTCGCACAATCTCTTCAAAATTTCTCCAGCAAGTGTCGAATACCCGCGTATCGGCTTCTGCATTGTACCCTGGGATTTCACCCAATCCCTTTAAGCGTGACGTTTCCACCCCTCCTTGTTGGAGTCTCTCTACTTTCATCTTCCATGGCTGCTCACAAGCCATATGGCAGAGCACATCACCATCAATGATTCCTAGCATTTTTCGCAAGCCTCCTGTATCAAGTCTCTCGCTTCGGAAATTGTTATGCAGAGCGCGTCTGAAACATCTTTTTCAGTTGCATTGAACATCACCCTGTAACCTTCCATCTCAGCCATTTCTCCGTCGGTATCATTGGAAGTCAATCTATAAATACCATTAAAGTCTTCAATTATGTGTGTGTACATCATTCCGAGGCCTCATATGACACTCACTACACAAGTACTTTTCAGCGGCACTTCCGCCTCCACTCATAGGTCTCGACACAATAGTCGCAAGGTGAAGATATGTGACAGCCTCTATCTAATATATTGGTCATCAGTGAACCTCCATCCAATTCATTCCAATTTTGCCGTCACCGTCCATGATCTCAACTCCAAATAACTTTGGGCCCTCCTGGAAAGCTTTCTTACCAAGCTCTGCCGCTCGCTCGGCATGTTCATCAGGAACCATGAAATCAAGCTCATCGTGCATGAATATGCAAGGAATATACGGAATGTTTTCTTCGTTCAAGTATTGAGTCAACAATAGGCAAGCGCCAGAGCAAGTTATCTTCTCTAAAGATTGTAAAAGGTATACTAGAAGCTTGTGCTTTGAGTCCACGTAAATACGTGTTCCCGCTATTGAAGGTATATACCCCTTTCCGTTATTGCTTCTCTTGGTCTTATTGAAGGCCTTATCGAGCTTGCCTAATAGCTCTTTAAACCCTGGGACCGCTGACGTGAAGCCCTTCTTGAGAGTGCTACCTCTTTTCTCATGCTGTTCGCCAAAAATGTAGCCCCACAGTTTCCCTCCAGAAGCGCCGAACAAGAATGCGTACAGTATTCGCTTTGCGGCAGGCCGAGGCACGACATAATCAAGACCCATGGCGTGTAGCACTTCCGTCAACTTTGCGGCGTTATACTCGTGAATATCATCGTGAAGGAGTATTCTTGTAAACTCAGCGTTGTTCAGATAGTGCGCCAAACCTCTTGCCTGATTACCGGCAGAGTCACAGCCTATGAGTTTCCATCCCGGCCTGGTCTTAAACAATCGACGTATTTCAGGCCCATAAGCAGAAGTCTCCGAAGGGATATTTGCAATAATCTTGTGGCGTGCTCTCATGCTGGGAGTTCCGATAGGGAAGCATTCGCCGCGTAAACAATTATCCTCTCCTACG